AGAAAGTGCTATGCGACTTCTCATAGCCATCCCGACGAAGTCCGACCCTGAGTATTTGGACCGCGCCGCATGTTGCGAAGCTACCTGGCTGGCCAACTGTCCCTGTGATTACAAGTTCTTCCGCGACTCTGAGTTTGGATTGGATGAGTCCGACCCGCTCGTTCGCCAGAAGCGCATGAAGGCAATGTGCCTCTACGCGCTCCGACTCGGTTATGACTTTCTGTTCCGCGTGGACAGCGACGCCTATGTTCGCGTTGTCCAGCTTCTAACTTCAGGATTCGAAGCTCACGACTACATGGGCTGGCACAAGGTTCACGACGTGAGTGCCTTTGGCTCAGTCGGTTTTTTCCTCAGCCGCCGCGCCATGCAGTTGGTCGTTGATGCCGAACACTTCCCCCATCCCACGGGAAGCCTTGGATTGATTTATTGGGGCGATATGTGGACTGGGTTTGTCCTGCGCGCCGAAGGAATCAATTGCCATGTGCATGCAGGATTCGTAGACGGTCTGGGTACCGATTTCACAGCAGAGAACCTGCCAGCAGGGGAATGGATAAGCATCCATCCTGTGTCCAACAAAGAGATGGTGCAGATTCATGGGCAGTAACATCACCGCAGTATTTACAAGCTGTGACAGACACGATTTGCTGAAGCAAACCCTGGATTCATTCATCCGCGTACAGTGCGGCGGCTCGAAGCCAGATGCTTGTTTGATTATCGAAGACGGTCCCACTCCCATGCCTGAATGGTTCCGCGAGAACATTCATTACTATTCTTCGAACTTGGGAAAGGTTGAGTGGATATCGAATGATTGCCGTCGTGGGCAGATTTACTCAATCGACCGCGCCTATGCGATGGTCAAGACCGATTACATCTTTCACTGTGAAGATGATTGGGTCTTTAATCAGGGCCACTTCATGCAGGATTCGAAAGACCTGTTGGTCAAGTATCCGCAGATTCTCCAAGTCTCACTTCGCGGTGACACAGGTTGGCATCAGCTAATTGACCAACCGCCGTTCGAAGGCTGCAAGATTGCAATGCCTGGTTGGAAGGGTGGATGGGGCGGCATATCGTTCAATCCTGGTTTGCGCAGACTCAGCGACTACAAGCGCATCGGCTCTTACGGCAAGTACGTTACCTACGGCACGATGGGATTGGGTCACGAAATCGCGTTGTCCAAGATGCATCTGGATATGGGATACCGCATCGCTGACTTGAGCCGTCCTGTTGTTGTTCACACTGGCGGCACTAGAAGCCGCATGCATGACGCAAACATCCCGTTGCCCAAGACATTAATTGCCATCCCCGTCTGCCATAAATTTTCATACGGCAAATGGGAAGGTGACCGCACAAATAATTGTGTGGCGAAGGATTATCACTTCAACGGCGACAACGACCGCGTTCAGGCTATCCGCGACACCTGGTTGAAAGACACCAAGGTTTTTCCGAATGTGACAGTTCGTTTTTTCTACGGTCAACCCACACCAGAAGGCTTTGTTCCGAAAGATGATGAAGTCATTCTGAGCTGCCCCGATGATTACGCAGGATTGCCCGCGAAGACCGTCGAGATTTGTAAGTATGCGGCCAAGAACGGCTACGAAATGTTGTTCAAGTGCGATGACGACAGCTTGATTTACGTAGACAGAATTTTGCAGGAATCTATGACGGGGTTGTGGGACTACGCGGGGTACCTGAATGGGAAAGTTTGCACAGGCGGAACTGGATATTGGCTCACCTCCGCTGCAATCAAAATCATCGCACAGCATGCGACATCAACATTTCACTGGGCGGAGGACGTCACAGTAAGCCACTTCTTGTTTCACCACAACATTCGCGGAGTCCATCTCAGCGGACATTACACAGGCCGCGCTGACCACTGGTTCTGGCCTGGAGAGTTTGACCCGAACACATTGCCTTCCGATGCTTCTGCCATCCATGCCGTGCAACCGCACAATCTGCGTGCCTGGTATGCCCAGAAGGAAGCGCGATGAACAAAGAACTAATTGGTAAGAATGAATTGAAGAGATTGCTTGCCCGCAGATTGCGCAAAGAAGGCACGGCAGATGTGCCCTTCGCCAAGATGATGGACCAATATCTCGAATTGGTTGGAAGCGTCTCTCGCAAGTCAAGAGCGCAGAAAGCTCTTACCGAAGCGTCCGAAGATAGCCACATCGCCAAGCCAGTCGATATCGATGCACTGGTACGGGCAGAAGAATCCAAACTTAAACAGAAGGTCGAATAGCAATGATGACTCCAGATATCAGCGTGCTTACGGGCGAGAAGAAGCCCACAACTAAAAAGAAATTGGTATTGGTGTCACCTTCGAAGGGACACAAGCCGAAGGGTGCGCATGGTCGCGCCGCTGTCAAAGAACTTGGCCGCACGAAGACCACAGGTAACTTTGCCCGTATTGAAAAGAAAGAAGGGAAGGGTGCAGCAATCGCCGCTTTCCAGAATGCTCGCAAAGCTGCCAAGTAGTCGTGTCACCAGTTGCGGATGCAGTTCGCACTAAGATAGAAGAACGTGCCCGTGCGAAACGCGACAAGTTCTTCTTGGCAAATGAAGTGTTGGGGTTCGATTTTCAACCCGACACCCACGCTGAACTTTTCGCCTGCTACATCCCGTACAAAGACGGCATCGCCTGGGGCGCGCAGTCTGAAGTAAAAGACCGTTTGATTCTCTGGTCACGCGGCCATTACAAGACCACATCAGTTGTTGTCGAAATCATTCAGGCCATCCTGAATTTCCCCGACATCCGAATTCTTATCATGCAGGGCTCGATTAGAGTCACGCAGACTTTGCTGAAACAAGTCGTCGCTCACTTTACTGGCGATGCCGCTGGTAGCCGCCTGAAAGAATTGTTTCCAGAATTTTGCGGAACCAAAAAACAAATGAGTCAGACCGCGATGCAGTTTGTAACTCCTGCCCGCGTTCAGAAGCAGTTGCCGCAAGCGACGGTCACTGTCGCATCACCGAAGTCTTTGAAAACGGGCCAGCACTATGACCTTGGCTTCTTTGACGACTTGGTGAATGAAATCAACTTTAGAAATCCGCGCTTGGTCGAACTTGCACAGCAAGACTTCGATTTGGCTCAGCCCCTAATTGACCCTAGCGGTTACAGGTTCGTTTCTGGCACGCGCTACGCCTTCGGAGATTTGTACGAACGCATTCTTCGTCGCAACGCAACGGGCGGTAAGTGGATTACCAGCGTTAAGGATTGCTGGACCGACGAGTCTGCGAACCTGCCAGATGAACAGAAAATTCCGCGCTTCCCGCGCTTCACGAAAAAGAACGGCGAACTCGCGGGCTGTACTACGGAAGAACTTCTGCAAATGCAGAAGGACAATCCTGAGAACTTCGCCTGTCAGTACCTGAACAAACCGATTCACACTTCGCAGCAAGCGTACACGGCTGAACTTTTGAACACCGCATGCATCCCTGCCGCAAGTGCTCCTGCACTTTCACAGGCAATCATGATGGTGGATGTCGCTTCCAGTAAGAACACCACTGCCGATGACAGCGTAATTGCGGTGGGCAAGATTGACACGATGGCCTGCGGCTACATGTGCGATATGCGCGGCGGTCAGTGGGGACCAAATGACCTGGCACTAAACGTAATCGACATGGTCTTGCGTCACCGTCCTCTGAAAGTGTTGCTGGAAAATTCTGCTGCTGGCCAAGTCTTCGCCGACTTGCTCGCATTGATGGCCAGACTCAAGAACATATTCATTCCCGTTGAATTGGTTCCAGTGAATAACCTTGCTGACGCGAAGAACATGCGCGTTGTTTCCCTGGCAGGAACTATCAAGCGTGGAAGATTCAAATTCTTTGCAGGGCTTCCAAAGTTTGACCGCTTGATTGAACAAGCCGTCGAATTTCCGAAAGGCCGCTACGGGCACGACGATTACATCGATACGGCTGCGCTGCTCAACATTGAACTGGCCAAAGAGATTATGTCTTTGCCCATTCGAACGACCACAAGCAACCCGATAGTCGCAATGATTCGGGGCGCAGATGCCTTCGATATGCAGCAAATGATTGAAGCTCCAGAAATTGACACAAATGATTTTACAGGACTCGACTAACAATAATGTCTTCCTTTGCCCAACTATCGAACGCGATTGATGAAGGCGCAGCACTAGCACCTATCACTGCTGTTGACGTGCGCCCCGCCGACGAAAACTTCAGTGATGAAGTTGCGTTTGGAATCGTCATGCAGGATGCACAAGACAGCCTTGCGTATCTCGCTTCGAAGAGTTTGGTTCCGCTTGGAATCGACACTGCGGATGACCTTGTCCGTGGAGTCAGCGCGCCGCGTTTGTGGTCTAACGGCAAGCCGCGCGCAAACCTCGCCATGCACGTTACGTTGCAGGCCATCGAAAAGATTATGCCCGCGTTGTACATGTCACTTTTCGGGCAAGGCAAGAAGACTCCGTTCCTGGTCACTCCAGTAGGCAAGACCAAGCCCGAAGCGGCCCGCGCCCAGGCGTCGTTGTTGTCTTGGGCGATGAAGGGGGCCAAGACCAAAGAAGAAATGCGCCTGATGCTCAAGACCGCGTTGACTTATGGGTTCACGGTTGGATGCTGGGGCTGGGAGTCAAAGCAACAGCGCAAAAAGGTCTACACCAAAAAAGACGACAAGATGGTCGGTGAGTGGAAGACCGAAGACATTGAAATTCCTTCGTTTGAATGCCTCGATTTGAAGATGGTCTTGGTTGACCCAGGTTTGAAGCGTCAGGACGTTCAATCGGGCGCGAAGTTCGTCATCAAGCAATGGTTCACCGATGGTTATGGTCTTGCGGACTACCGCGCCAACGCCACGTACAAAAATATTCCGACTGACGAACAGTTGGCCGATTTGCTTTCGAACAAGTCTGAGCCCACCGAAGACTCGCTTGCTTATAACAAACGCGCAGTATGGCGCGAATTTCAAGCCAAGCTGGAATCTGAATCCACATCAAAAGACCCGATGATGCAGCCTCTGGAAATCCTTGAATGGACTTCCGAAGACCGTGTCATAACGGTTCTTCAGCGCAAGCTGGTCATCCGTAACGAAGAGAACGAATTCGGCAAGTTGAACTTTCAGTCTTGCGCGTTCATTGACATACTGGGATCTGCCTGGGGTTTTGGTGTCGCCAAGCTGTTGGCAGGTGAACAGAACTTGCAGCGCGGTGTCATTAACAACCATATCGATAGCTTGGCTTTGATTCTCAACCCTGTATATCAATTGCTGAAAGGAATTGGACCTGGCACGCAGGCAATCCCACTTTCCCCTGGCAAGGTTATTACCGAATCGGGCGAACTGAAGCCTTTGATTACACCTGATGTGACCAAGCCCGCGATGGAAACCATCGCAGCTTCTGACCAGCGCGCAAACGAAAAGGTCGGTGCGAACGGCGGCGCGAACATGCCGAACCAGGCAATGCGCACCGCAGAAGGCGTACAAGCATTTGCTGGAGATGTTATCCAGCGTTTGCAGTACTTCCTAGAAATGTTTATCAACCTCGTTTACTTGCCTACGCTCGAAGCATTCCTAGCAATCATGAAAGACCATCTGACTATCGAACAGGTTCAGTCAATTCTGAGCACCGAAGAAGGCAAGGCATACGAAGGCGACATATCCGACGTGTACAACGCCGAAGTGGATGTCGACGTAATTGCTGGCGCGAACATGATGGCGAAATACGCTGCAGCGCAGTTGGCTCCATCAATCATCCAGCTTGTATCTGCTGGTCCTGTTGCTGACCAGCTCGAAACCAGCGGCATGAAGTTCGCATTTGACGAATTCACGAAGGAATACGTGGACATGATGGGCTGGGATGTTGACAGCTTGTTCGTTCCGCAGACAGCAGAAGACAAGCAACGTGTACAACAGAAGAACGCAGCCATGATTAAGACTCAGGGCGATTTGGTTCTTCAGCAGGCTAAGCACCAGGACAACCTATCTGAGATTGACGCGAAAGGCAGTGCCCAGGCAGGCGTGGCAGTTGTACGCCAGACCATTAAGGCTCATACCGACGCGGCTCAATCACAGCTTGATGCATTGCAGAATCCAGCATCTCAGCCGAACCAGTAACACGGAGAACCCATGACACAGAACGACGAAATCTCGCGATTGATGGCTGTGAAAAACGCAATGGTCCAAACCACGAACACACCAGGTTGGAACTATATCAAGCAACTGGCTGACAACATCGTGAAGAAGACTGTTGATGAAGCTCTTGACGAAGAAGATTCCAACAAGGGTGAAAGCAAAAGATTAAAAGCGTCGGCATTGAAGAAGGGCTTTGCAGAATTGTTTGCAGCAATAGAAGCGACAAAAGCGTTCGCTCTTCAGACCGATGATGACAGTGGTCTTGGCGCGCTAGATTTCGAAACGGAAGCACAACAGTAATACGGTCAGACTGGCCGATAAGGTGGACACAGAAATGGCAGAGCTAAACGCAGAACAGCTTTCAGCAGCAGAAGGTATGTCGCTGGATGAACTCAGAGCATTGGCATTGAAGGAATCAGCAGAACCGACCCTGCCCGCGAAGGAAGAACAACCGCGCGGCGAAGATGGCAAGTTCGCGGCAGCAGACGGCAAGAAGGAAGACGAAGTTATCGAGGACACCAAAGAAGCAGGTGAACCGACCACAACTATCTTCCGCAAAGAGATTGAGAACGGCAACGGTTCTGTGGACGTTTACGAAGCCGATAGCTTGGAAGAGCTGGTTGAGAAATTGGCAACCGCGAAGCTGAACGCCAATAAAAAGATTCAGGAATTCATCAGCGAGAAGAAAGCTTCTGCTGCCCAGACTCAGCAAGTGAGCGCGGATGATGAATATGTTATCGGGGAAAAGCTGAAGAAAAACCCCAAGGCCACGATGAAAGAAGTTGTGGCGGAAGTTATTGAAGAGCGTGCAACGCAGCAAGCAGAACTTGCGGCACGCATCAAGGATGCGCAAGAACATTTTGTAAGCACGCATCCAGACTACATTCCGAACCCAGAAAATGGTAATCGGCTAATTGCTTGGCTCAAAGCCAACGGTTTGCAGATAACCCGAGATGGGCTTGAAAAAGGCTACCAAGACTTGAAGTCAAGCAGACTGCTTGAACTCAAGACCGAGGGAGCAGGCGGTGCCACGGAAGCGAAAGACGGAACCACTCAGCAGACTGCTGAGACTCAGTCCGACGCTACGCAGCAACGAAGTTCGAAGAAGGGAAGTACCGTTTCTGTCCGCAATGGTTCACGAACCACAGCGGCCCCGAACACCCAACCTTCCGAAGACGATTTGTATTCTATGCCGATTGAGAAGTTGAAAGATTTGGCAAATAAGCAACTAGCAGATAAGAATTGAGAGACAAGGTTCATAAGAGGGAATATGACAAGCAGTATCGTCGTACCCACGAAATCAACTACTCTCCTGAAGCACTAGACCATCGTAAAGAGTATTCAAGGACTCATATTGCGCATCTGCGCAAGAATGACCCTAACTACTCCAAACACAGTCGTAGACTTCGCAAGCATCATTATTCCCATCGGGAGTACGACGCTCTTCTTGTCAAACAAGATGGCGTGTGTCCCATATGTAAGAAACCGTTGATACTGACGGACGATTACACTGGTGAATCTCCGACGCTTGACCACAATCATTCTTGCTGCCCAGGTGTTCATTCTTGTGGAAAATGTATCAGGGGAATTCTACACGCACGGTGCAACAACGCACTTGGTTGTGTAGATGACAATCCTGTTGCGCTTCGCAACGCCGCCGAATACTTAGACCAATCTTCAGCACAATAGAATGCAATACCTCACTCCTAAACGGAGATTTGTATGGCACTACCTACAGCAGCATCCGTAGTCTCAAGCGGATTGGCAGCCTACCCGACCATTTACTATGACCGCGTGGCTCTTAATACGCTCCAAAGCAACCTCTTCATGTACCAGGCATGCAATTTGCGCACCATGCCCGACATGAGCGGTGTTGCGATGCAGGTCTATGGCTTCTCGCCTATGACTGCAAACACCACACCAGTGACTGAAGGCACACCTGGTGCGGGTCAAGCACTGACCC